GTGCTTGATGGTACACCAAGCTTCTTCAAAAATGATTCAATGTTTTTCATGGTTGTTATTGTTCTTTACGTTTACGATATGTACGCTTTGTTTCCGATGGCTCGTCATTAGCTTCTTCAGCACCATCTACAAATGCGTCTTCCACTACTTCTTCAGCCACAACAGGCTTAGGAGCAACAGGAGTTGGCTTGTCTGATAGAATCTCAAAATTCTTAAAATGACCTCCTTTTTTTAGTTGGTCAACGGCAAACTTGGTCATAATAGAAACCTTGCCTGTCTTGACATTTAAAACTTTAATCTTGTTCATTGCTTAATTTTTTACAAATATAATTGATTGATGTTTGGTTACAAACTGCTATTATTCATTGGTCTTCCCATCATGTCTGATGTGTCAACGCCATTGTCATTTGCCTCGTCTTCCATGCTCTCTGATTCATTCTCACTTGCGGCAATCATTGGTGCAAGATAGGCATCAATCATGGCAAATATGGTTGGAAGCGGCTGCTCAAGAACTATTGTTCCATTTGAAGCAACAATTGATGATAAAGCTTTGTAAGCATGAAGCGACTTCATCACATCTTCCTTCTCAATGATACCCGCTTGCATCATGCTAATCTTGTCTTTTGAGCTGATGGTATAGATTGGGTCATAGCTAACTAAAACCTCTACTAAACGCGAAACAGCTTTATTTCCGCTGAAACGCTTACGAGCCAAGTCTTTCGTTGTCTCAATCAAGAATGAAACAGGGGCGTTGCGGTCAGTTAGGTTTATAATCTCCTGCATCAAATCCCACTCAGTCTTCATTGAGAATGAGATAGGCTTGATGATATTAGGGGCTTGTGGATTTGTTACATTGCGATAAGCCTCAACATAGACAAGCGACTTGTAGATGATTTCATCAAAGATGTTATTGCTGATTTTAGTCAGCTGGGCAAATGAGTCTTCCCTGTCAATAATCTTAGCTACGCCACTCTGAGCCTCTTCAATCATATTTAGGTGCAAAGCATCTTCCGCCTTTTTGAGCAAAGTTTGCCAAGCATCACCCGAATACTGAATAATGTCAACTGGCGGACTGATAAATCTCACAAGTGGGTCACTTCCCGTTTCTCCCGTGAACGCAGCATTGCCTTTCTCTCTAATAAACACACCATAAGGTGAACGAGAGACTATACGTCCTGTTCCATTACATCTACGGCACATATCATGCTCTTCATTCTCTGAATCGTAGATGATACCATCACGGCATCCCTTAGCGTCACAGGTTTCACCAACTTCTTCCCGATACGGGAACGCTGATGTAGTCATCACACCTTGCCAGTCTGAGTATTGACGAATAGCCTCGTTTGCAAAAGGCACAAACGCACTAAAGTAACTCTCAAAGTACTTCTCAGGAGTCAAGTCACCACCAAGCACACATCCAGGTACTTTACCAATGTTGTGCATATAAACAGGGATGATTTCAAACTGAAGTTTGCGGTCATCACCGTATTGAATGTGCTTGTAAAAGCCAATATCAGTCAATGTGTAATACACAAGACCTTCATTCACATATTTATTTGACTTTTTAATGCGGCTTTTTTCCTTATCATCAAGCCAAGTGATGTGATTCTTGTCAAGATATTTGATTTGCTCAGTAGAGATAATCAAAGGCTCAACATCAACTTTAATAGAAGGATTTATAAGACCTTCACCAACGGGAATCCACACAATCCATCCGTTAGGGTCTTCAATCATGCGTGGCACGACAAACTTTTGGATGTATGAGTAGAAGAAGTTCTCATTGAACTTAACTGTACTCAAGTAAGCGTTAAGCTCATCGCTAACTTGGATTGAGAAGTTGGCGTTTTGGAATATGCGATAAAGCTTGTCTATCGCCTTTTGAATTGAGCCCTTTGTAATTGGCTCATATATCATCTCGCGATACTTCTTTATCTCAGGGTCTTCATTTGGTCTGCGCTCAGTCAATATCTTTCCTGGCTTCTTTCCTCGTGTATGCACAAACATTGTCTCGCGCACATCATACCACTCATTGTAGTAATCAGGGCGATACTTTTTGTCTGTGAGAATTATATTTATATCTTCAATTGTTATCATTGGCAAGTAAGTGATTTGTTACAATCAATAGTTTCAAAGTTGACTTCTAAATACCAACGTGAGCCAGTATCGTTATTTCTGTTTATTTCTCCTTGAACTTGATATTCTTTTCCATTGACATAAACGCTTCTGCCTGAAAAAACATTTACCAAATACTTGACAAATGATTGTGGCAGCTGATAGGTGCGTAATTGCCAAATCTCAGCACTTTGTGACATCGTTGTTTTGAGCGATGTGCTTATTACCTCCTTAGTTATAGAAAAGTTTGTTTGCTCAAAGAACCCTGGTACTCGCACCTTATTTGAGTATTGAAAAGGAATGCCGCTTCCAAGGTTGTAATTATCACCATAATAGATATTAAAGCAATCATCTTTTGGGTAAATCGACTCAACCACAACCGTTCTGTTGTAATTTGTACAAGCCACCTCTTTAAAAGGCTCAGAGCAGAATGTGATGGTAGACTCAGTTATACCAAGGCATTGGCGAGTAGTGGTGAACGTAAATTCAAAGTAGAAACAAGTTTCTAATCCTTCGGCTTCTAAAAATTGACGAATTGCGTCAAGATTGAAACGAATCATCTGAATTGGATTAACCGAAGTGTTTCCCGTATAATCTGTTTGATTGTAAGTGCCCACATAATTTAAGTAGGCTATTGCATCAAACATACTCTCATCAATAACCAACTCTGTATCATCACAGCAGGTTTTTATTGCAAAAGTTGCAAATGCCGTATTAGTTGGTGACAATAGATTAGCGGGAAGCCATCCATGTTCACATCCTGTTTCATTTATTTCGTATGGCTGTTGGAATTGAAAATCAAAGGTATCTCCCTGTTGATATGGAGTCCAAAAAGGCATATCGTTGCCACATAGATTGCAGTTCCAAGAATCATCACAACTGCAAAGCACAAATCCATTTGTTACAATCAATCCATTGCAAACACCACATATAGTTGTTATATCTTGACAAAAAACCCTTGAGATTGGGTCAGGTGGGTAGCAAATCGTTGTGGCATCACAAATTATTGCGTTTGAATATATATAGCTGTCAAATAATTCCATACTTCAAAGATAATTGTTTTATGGGCATAGAGCATTACCAAGTTTAAATGTTGCAGTATTAGTCATGTTAGTTCCTGCCTTTGTGACTATACTCCATTCTCCTGAAGTTAATCCAGACCATACAAAAGAAAAAGAACCACTTGTTGTTCCAATAGGAAGAGTAAGCGTTGGGATTCCATTTACAGTAAATTGACCCATATAAAGTTCAATTATTCTTGTAGTTGGAACATTAAATGAATATTCAATTACATATGTTTCTCCAACAACAGGGAATGTAGTTTCTCCAACCTTACTCGATATATACAAAAACCTTGAAGCATTTGTGTTGTTAAATGTGACTGGTATTGTATCTCCAAGCACAAGAATCGGCATTGTTAAATTGCTACTGCTATTAATCCTGTCGTGACGAATGAAATACTCGCAAACAACTGCTGCTTCAGGGAAACTGATGTATCCGCAGAAACGATACTTCCCATTATCAAAGTTAGGAGCATCGAGAACAACAGAGGCTTTAAAAGTAACAGGGTCAAAAGCCGTGTCCATTGAAAGCACAAGCGGATTGTTTAACTCACTCATGCCCCAAAGACTTAGAGCTTCATTATTTTCAACAATAGTTGGGAATCCAAACGGGTCTTTTTCCATAAAGAAGATGAAGTTACCCTCTCTATCCGCTTCATAAGTAAGTCTAATCGCGTCCCAATCTGCAAAACAAATTGGTGCTTCAATCTCTTGATAAAGACCTGTAATCTTATCCTTTCCCTCTATAACAACATCGGTTATTACTTGGTCGTATCCTCCGTTGTTAGGCTCAATCTCAATAGCGTTTACTTTAAAAGCTTTCACCGTTTTCCAAAAGAACGGAACACCAATTTGAGGGAATAAGTCAAACTCAAAGGTGTATTCAAAATAAACGTCTTCATTTGTCCAAGTCTGAGTAGCTAAAGCACTCGTTATATATGAATTTGTAAGTCCACCCGCAGGTGTTCTGTTTAGATATGTAGCTGTATCTGAAGTGCTCACTTGACCTGGCTGAAAAGGAATGTATTCCCAAGGCACACGAATGTTTCTAATAGACGTAAGAACATCATCTCCTATGCTTGGGCCAGCGTCTGCAACAATCAGGTTATTGTAGTTATGGAAGTTTCCTGGATAGGCATAATCCCTTTCTGAATAGTGTGTTTCATATTCAAAGAAAGTTGTTTTGCCCACAGTTGGAAAATTGTCTTTGCGCTTATAAATCTTCAGTCTAACAGACTTTAGTTGTCTCGGCCAAAATAAATTATCTACCCCCAAATCGGCAAGGCAATCACCAAAATCACCTTCAGATAAAGTCAAGTCATGCCCAATTCTTTCTTTAGCAACAGGCTGAAAGCATTCTGTGTTTGTCTTTTGCCAATATTGAACAAAGTTTGAATCAAAGTCAGGAACACAATCACAATCCATATCGGGGAAACGAGTAACCCTTATTTCTTCAGATAAGAAGGTGTTTACCATTTCTCCGTTAGAACCATAAACGATTGCGGCCACACGATAAACCGAAGTTGGATTGACGCTTGTTCCTACATAAAGAAAGCACTCCCAATAAGCACCACTTAAATATGGAGTACCTCCAGGAGCTACAAGGTGATTATTTAAAACCGCAGTTCCTGGATAAGTAAGAACTCTGTAACGAGATGAATCAGTAGCGGTTAAAAAGTCAACCGTATCATCGCTTGCCGATGTATCAAACAAGTGATAAACTATTACAGGCGCAGTAGCCCCATGAATAGGAGGGACGATGACTTTAAAGGTTATTCTTGTTGGTTCAAGAACAGAAAAGTTATTTACAACTCCATTCGCTCGTGACAATGTGAACTGCGGAAGTAAAAACTCAGAAGCCGCATTATTGATTCCTTTATTGTAAAATCTTGCGGCAAAGTTTGAGCAAGTTATTTGATTACAGGCAAAAGGAGAATCACCCACAAGCGTTGCGGGGTCACTCATGTAAAAAGCTCCTGACAAATACTTTTTATTGCTATTGTAGACCGATGGGAATGTGTTTGTCCAATCTGAAGAAGTCGATAAAGTTGTCCTTCTGACTTTTGGTGCGTTATTCCAAAGCAGATTGGTTATGAAGTTCTCATAATCTTGAATCAAGTAAAAAGTAAACTCTACATTGAAATAACCATTAATAGCATCAACTGGTCTGAAATAGACTTCCCAATTTTTTAAGTTTAAAGCATTAGATGTTGCTCCATTAAGAGTCATCTGCTGAGCGATTCCATCAGGATGCGCACCCGATAAATACTGAATGTAGTATCCTGTCGGCAGTTGCTGATTGAGTTCAAAAGGTGATTCGCAATCAAAAATGAATAAAGCAGGATTGAATTGAAGCCTAAAACCTGTCACCAAACCAGGCTCATATCGCATATTGTAAACAACAGTCTTCTTGTCTAAGAAAGAGGCTTTGCTGTACAATACATCGGGAGAGCAAAATCCTGAACTTGGACTTAGATATCCGCCATCTGTTTGGATTTCAATATCTAAGCAACAAAGACAATCGCAAGGTTCTTCAACAGCAGTTCCTACAATATCAATTATAATGCTTGAACAAGCTCTAATCGTAGTTGTGCAATCAGGAGTTTCAGAAGGAGAGGTAGGTGTCCATTCTAAACATACTTGCGCACTTCCATATGCGGGAATAATAGTTGCTATTGATGGCGTTTGTATTGGCTCAGGAGAACCGCAACCTGATGTTAGAACCTCAATTTCAATATCTGTAAAAGATGTATTTGCAACAGTTATACATTGAACATTGGTTACACCAACCTGTGTTCCTGTAAAATCAAAAGTTGTAGACAAAAACATATCCTCAACATCTACACAGCTGTGATTAAAAGTCCAAGAAAGGTCATCACCGTGTTCATTGGTCACAATAGTTCCTTCCCAAGAAACAGGAGTTGGAAGTGGAGGGCCAGGACAAAAAAGAAAATCTATTGTAAATGTATCACCTTCGGCAACTAAAAATGGAAAAGAGGGTGTTGCCCCATTTATTTCCACAATAGTCACAGCACCAGCACTCCATCCCGTTAAGTCAATAGTAAAGTCTGTTATGTTTAGGTCTGAGTTATGTATGTTTTTAAAGGTGACTAATTGTCTTTGACAACCTAAACAACAGGCAATTGGGTTATCACCTGTGTCTGCCTGAATACCACTAACTATTTCAAACCTATGTATCGCCATTTTGTTGCTTTTTTATTAAACTATACCCTTTACGTCAATAGTTCTCTTCACAAAATCCACCTTCAACTCCTTAATCTCTCCAAATTTAATGTTTGAACCCATCTTGATGCGAACATTTTTTGTAAAACTTATTGCATCGAACTGAGCACAATCAAATTCAAAAGTGAAGCTAAAGTCATAAACCTTGTTGCCAGGGACTCTTGGGTTATTGATATAATGAAATAAAGTGTAAAGGTTATTTGAGTTATTCTCATTAAACCACATTGGGTAGTTGAAGAGCTTGTTTGGAAGTACTGATTGATTGTCCGCTACGGAATAATCATTGTTTAAAGGATACCAGTTGGTTACTGGTCCAACAGGGCCATCTGTAAAAGCACTTGAATAATCCCTTTTAATCAAAGCGTTGTTAACGGGTGATGTAGCATCCCAAATCAAAAACTTATAGTTAAAAGCCGTGTGCTGCGACATCAGAAGCAAGTTTCTTGAATTGTCAATAGCGTTACCAAATACAGCATTAAAAAACCCTACATTAAATGTTGCAAAAGTGTCAATTCCTGCATAATCATCCCTAAATCGAGCAATACCTGATAAAAATTGATTCTCCATAAAACCTTCTTGAGCAGGTGATGGAGGATTATTCCACTCTACGATTTCGTTGTATCTATCAGCTGCTTCATAGCTAATCAAGTCAGAGCCGTCCTGAAGATAGGTGTATGTAGAATAAGCATACTTCTTTTCATCAATCCAAGAAAAGCAGATGCGATTATTTATGATTTTCCCATCGTTTAGTAACTGCTCAGAATCTATCCAAGTATTTGTATTCTCAAAATAGTCTTTTCGCTCGAAAATAAATACACCATCAATAATCCAATACCTTGCATTAAACAAAGGTTTTAGATGCCTTTGCATTAATGTATCAAGCGTTTCTATTGGAAGATTCTCGGTCATCAATAAACCATTCGACTCACTTGGCTTGTATCCTTTGCGTACTGGGGCTGAGAAAAGCAAAAGATTGTAGTATGGAGAAGCTGGGTCATTAAGTATAGAGCTTTCAAAAGTAAGGCCGCATTTATCACAAACATTTTGAATGTAATCACGAACAAGTGCTGTTGGATGATACCATTGACATTGAATGAGCCTGTTTTGCAAATCTGTAAACCAACCACTTATTTCGGAAAAAGAATCAGCTGGATTAGTCCAAGTTCCTCCTGTACAAGTTGCGCTATTACAAGATGTTCCTGGAATAGCACATACAATTTGACAAACAACAAAAGCAATTGATTGAACAGCTACTACAACGAGAGAAAGCGGTATTAAAACAGCATAAATAGCAACATTCAATATTGAATAAAGAAAAAGTAAAACCTCAGTTATAAACTCAGGCTTCATCTCAACACAATACCTAACCTTTTTTTGTTGTGTGCCTAAAAGACCATCATAAATAAGTGTTGACTTAACGCAATCAAGTTCGGGCTCTTTTTCTACCATCTGACAAGTAACCCAGCACTCAGGTTCACACCAATCAATGGAATCACCTCTTATCACCCCGCTAAACACTAATCTACCGCAGCACTCATCATAAACCTCAGCATTAACCTCATTGATATATCCGTTTGGGTCATCAATCAAAGCGGTCTTTAAAATGTTATACCCATCTTCATAAAACGTAAGCTCATTGCTGTAAGACTTGACTAATATACCCTCGTCATCACTTTCGCGAAAGGTTACTTCAAACTTGTCAATACCATCAATCTGACCTGTAATCTGTACGTTGTTAAGCTTTATTACTACGGGTGACTTCATCGTGTTCTATTGTTTATGCGTTGTTGCTTGTAACTGATTCGCGAAACTATGCCGTTGATTCCGTTCTCATCAATAGAAAGATTCAATCTGTTTTGTTCTTTAATTGCATTTTCTATTCTTGAAAGTTTATCGTCCATAGAGCGATTATTCATTACAACAGTCTTCTCAACAAGACCTTTTCCAAGATTCTGAACTCTACCTGAGTGAATAGCCTCCAAAAGCGGACGATACTGACGAGTGCGCTGAGCATTCATAACGAACTCACCCTTGTGAACTGTACCCGCTGCTTGGAACTGATGACCATCACCCGTGTAACCACCCTTGGCAAAGGTAGCCGCTGATTGAGCCTGTGCTCTTGCTTGAGCAAAGCCAGCCGCCATAGCAGCAATAATAGCTATGATTGTAAATGGAGCGCCAGGTTTACCAGCTGCTTGAGAAACGGCAATGGCACTATTAAGTGCTATTTCAACAGCCGCAAGATTTTGTTGTTGACGCACAAAGTCTGCTTTTTGACGATTGAGTTTGTCAAGTCGGTCTTGCTCGGCCTTCAAAAGAGCTACATTACCCTTATCAGCTATTTCTCTTGCTGCATCAACTCTTCTTTGCTGAGCATTGATAGCTGCTTCAGTTTGCTTTATCTGGGCATCAATAAAGACCTGTGTAAAGTCAAGCAAAGCATCTGTTACTTCCTTGATAGTATCTAATTGGTCTTCTTTGGTTAATTCAAGAAACTTTTTCCTTGTTTTTCTTTCTTTCTCGCTTGTTTCTTCTGTTATTGTTTCTCTTTCTTTAGTGCCATCGTCGTGAGCCTTAGTTACCGCAAGCTCAGTTTCAGCGGTTATCTTTGCAATTTGATACCCGTTTTCTTCAACGATTCCTTTTTCTTTATCATAAAGGTCTTGATATATCTCCACTCTTCCGTCTGCCGCAGCCTCTTCAAAAGAAAGTGTAGTAAGTAAGCCCTTTTTCTCTTCTTCTGAAATACCAGTATCTGCTTTAACGGCGGCTTTTTTACTCCTTATCTCTTGTCTTTTCTCAAGAGCATCATTTAGCTTATTTTCTATTCTTATGAACTCATCAGTTTTATTTCGATAAACCTCCTTTTCAACTTCTGCGGCAGAAATAATCTTTTGAATATTTTCTTCTTCTCTTTTAACAGAGTTAGCAATAAGCTCAAAGTCTTGTCTTCTTAAATAATCAAAATAATCTTCAGTCAACTCAAAAAGCTTAGTGTTTGAATTTGTTCTTATTTCAGTTATCTTGTCTTCACCCTCCTTAATTGTGTTAGCTCTTTGTTGAGTTAAAAATTGAATTTTACTTTCTTCAGCACCAGTATCTTCACCTTGAAGTTCTTTTAATGCAATTAATTCTTTTTGAGCCTTTATTTGCGCATCAATGCCAGAAATATTCGCTTGTGCAACCTTTTCGGCATCAGCTATGGCCTGGTCTTGACTTGCCTTTATTCTCTTGGTTTCTTCGTCTATCTCTTTTTGTGTTCTTAAAGTAAAGTTTTTACCTTCAACAATTACTTCTCTGGCTATTTTACGAAGCCTTCTTGCCGCTCTTCCATCATCTTGAACATCAAAGAAAGAATCTAAAAACTCATCTGTTTTGTCCTTTAGTTCATTTAATGAATCAAATTCTTTTTCAAGCCTAAATATTGCAAGGTCGCTATAAATGTCTTTTGTTTCTTGAATAAGCTTTCTTCTTTCTTGATAACCCTTTCGCTCAATATCATTGATTTTTTTATTAGTGTCAATGTACAGTTTTTCAATCTCTTGTTGAAGAACTGTGTTTAAAAGCTTAATGCGCTCTGCGGAAGTTGCTCTGCGGCTTTCTTCCTCAGTTATTGCTTTTTTAACAAAGTCAAGCTCTTCTTTCAATCCAGAGGTTACTTCTTCTGCCTTTTCTTTTGTGACCGCTTTATTTGCTTTAATCGTTATCTCCGATTGAAGGTCTAATGATTTTTGACGTAATTCACGAAGAGTTCTATCTTGCGCAAGTTCTCTTTTTATTTTATCTTGCTCTCTTTTGATTTCTCTTCTAATACCCTCCTCTTCTATTTTTTCAACGGCGCGTAATTGTTCAACCTCGCCTTCAAAAAGAAGTGGCGTTCTAAACTCTATTCTTTTCTTTCTAATGTCCTCATCGTTCTTAGCTATACGATTTAAAAGGTCGTAATAACTTTCAAGGCCATCTTTTCTTCTCTTGATTGAGTCTTCAAACTCATCGGTAGCCTTTTTTAATCTTTGTTCTTCTTCGGGGTCAAAGAAAGTAGTTCCCTCGGTTGTTTTAAGTTCGGAGTTCAATGCGCCAATAGAAGTCTTTGTCTCAATCGCTTTTGAACCAAGGTCAAGAACAGTGTCTCCAAATCGCTTTAGTGTGTCGGATTGAGCGCGTTCTATATCATTAGCTGCCTCTCCAGCAACATTTGCACCCGTTTCAATAGCACCAAGAAACCCTTTTTCGGCATCTTTTTTTAATGCGTTAACCTTATCCGCCGTCACTTGTCCATTTGCTACGGCTACCGAATCAAGTCTTTGCAAATTTTCTTCCGCAAAAGTGGCAAAATCACCAAACTCTTCCTTGAATTTTGGAAGGTCTATTATGTTTTCGGGTTTTATACCTTGTCTTGCTCCTTTTTCAAGTTCCGCACTTATTTTTCCAACTGTGTCAAACAATTGAGCGTATTGCTCGGTTCTAACTTGAATCAAAGCCGCGCTTCTTGCGAAGTTATCCGCCGCTATTGCAGCTTTATCATATTGAAGGCTAAGGTCTGATAAGAATTGAGTTTCATCTTTTATGTCCTTAGCGTTTACCTTGTATGTCTTATTTAACTCATCAAGTAATTTCTTTCTTTCCGCTGTACCCGTATTAGTTCTTTTTATTGACTCATAAAGCTCATCAAGCCTTTTCTTTTCTTCTTCTCGTGATTTACCAGAAATTGCATCAACCTTAGCAAGAGCTTCTGCTGAATTTACAAATCCATCATTTGCTTCATCAACACTATCTTTTAGCGCATAATAAAGACCAATTACGGCTGTTAATATTGTAATCCAAATTCCAAGTGGATTTGCGTTTTGAACCGTATTCCATCTTTGTTGAGCCGCCGTTTGAATGTTTATTGCAGCGGTAGCCCTTGTCATTTGGCCCGTAAAAAGTTGATACGCGCCCGTTAATGTTGACACGGTTGCTCTAATCAATCCTTTTGTAATTAAGCTCGCTTTATCGGCTACATTTCCAGCAATCGTCCTTGCCGTTACAATCAAGCGCAATTGGGCGTATCTAAACATTGCGGTTGTCAAATAAACCGTTGCGGTTCCAAGTGCCGTGAATGTAAGTTTGTTTTCGCTTATAGTTTTTGGAAGGTCGGCCAAAAACGCTACAACACCTCTAAGTGCGGATACAAGCAAATTGAAGGCGGGCAACAAACCCTCACCAATTTGAATAGAAAGTGTTTGCCATTCCTCGGCAAGCTTAGCCACTTTACCCGCCGTTGTTTCGGCAAGTGCGTTAGTAAGCCCATAGAATTTACCGCCCGCACTTGTTGCGCGAGTAAAGGCATCATTAACATCGTCAAATGTTACATTACCCTTGCGCATTTCATCACGCAATTCACGAATAGATTTACCCGTGTTCTTGGATATTTCCTGAAGAGGGTTGAAACCAGCGTTAATAAGCTGAAGCAAGTCCTGTCCATAAAGACGACCAGCTGCTCTAACCTGACCAAATACAAGAGCCAATCTCTCAAGTGGTGCACCTGTACCACCCGCAACGTCACCAAGCTTCCTAAGAGTTGGCAAAAGATTATTAGCTTCAACCCCATAACCAAGGAGAATCCTTGAAGCCTTAAACACCTCATCGGTAGTAAATGGAGTTTCGGCTGCAAATGTGCGAAGTTGTCTAATCTTTTGTTCGGCTACGGCCGCATTACCAAGAAGCGTAGTAAAGGAAACCTTGAGAACTTCAAAGTCTTTCGCGGCATTAATAGCTTGACGGCCAATAGTAGCAATAGCGGAACCCGCCGTAATAGCTCCAAGAGCAACACCTGTACGAGCGATTACGTTTTGTAAGCGAATAAAGTTGTTGCTTGAGTTAGCAACCGCCCTTGCGACAAAATTTATTTGATTCCCAAGTGGGCCAAAGTCTTGTCCCCTTTGTCTTGCTCCGCCTCTATTGAATCCTCCACGAATATCTCTTTGCTCGGCTCTTGCTTGAGCAGCCCTTTGCTCTTCTAACTTTTTGGCATCTTCTCTTTCTTGCTTTCTTGCAGCCGCATCGTCTTTTCTCTGCTGTGCGTTGTCAGCACGCTTTTGAGCCTTTCTTTTTCTTTCTTCTTGGTCTTGCTTTTTTAAATCAGCATCAAGAACCTGCTGCGCTGCTTTTTTACCTCTTAAAAGAACTTCATTATTCTGAATTTCTTCTTGAGTAATCTTTTTGTTTTCAGCTTGCCTCTTCTTTTCCGCCTTGTCCCTTTGGTCAAAAAGCTCCTTAACCTGCCTGGCCTTTTCGTCTTCTGCTGCCTTAGTTGTTTTTACCTGTTCATTTGCGGCCTGCGTGAACTTCTGGTTATTGGCATTTATTTGATTGTCATATTCTGCCCATGCGTCATTACGCTCTTTAGCTTTTTTATCCTCAAACTTTATAGAAGCATCAAGCAACTGAGAGTCACTTTGATTAATTTTCTTATTGGTGTTTTGCGCTCTTGTGACATTATCTTTTGCAAGCTTATCAAGCTTACTTGATAAAGCAGATATTTGAGCGTCTAAATTACCTGTTGACTGGGTTAAAGAAATTTTAGACCCAGCCTTTATCTTTTCAAGTTGCTCTATAAGTTTATTTAATGAATCTTCTGCGTTTTTAGTGTTTGCAGACACATTAAATATGACGTTCTTTACAGCCATCGTTTTATTTCCTTAGTGATGTTCGTTTAGCGTTGTTGTTGTCGCCACCACTTGAAGTCGATTTATCATGCGCCTCATTCTTCTCTTCAATAATACGAAGATAAGTATTTAAGGTCATATAATACTCGTCAACTGATAAAGACTCAAGAGCTTTAATATCTGAGACTTTATTGTCACAAATAATTTGATTTAGATAATTGATGTCATCAATGTACTCTACGATTTCCGCATGTGCAAAAACTCGCTTATTCGTTTTGCGTTGCGGGCGTTCAGTTTCAAAAATTCGTGTATATCGCTGTCTGATAGTTCTGAATATATCGTTGTGTACTCGAACGCCCTTTGGACAAAAAAATTGAAAGCCTCTGGGTCTGATTTTATGTATTCTACTTTCTTTTTGCGATAAACCTCGCTAAAATCAGCCTCGTCTTCTCCATCCATTACAAAATAGCAAGCCGCAAGCTCAATAAGGGTTTCCTCCTCGGCTATAAAGTTGAGCCTAAACTCAATTTCATTAAGGGTATGGAAAAGTTCAACTATGTTTCCGCTATTGGCTTGGTCTTTCATGATTTTCATCATGCCAAGTAGTTTCTCTTTTGTGAGATTCATCTCTTGCATCCTGGTAGCAACCTCGGCTGCAATAGCTCTTTTAGCTGGCATGGCAAGTGCGTTATCAAATTGATACCACCTTACCCCATCTTTTGCTGTAAAAATGTGATTTAGCACAAGTTTTTTACCTGTTGCTTCATCAATTACTGTTTTTTGTTGTTGTTTTCTCTTAAACCACTTCATTTTTTACCTTTTTTCTTTGATTTGTTCAATGATGCGTTGCAAATGGCGTAAGCGCCACTCCTTGATTGTCCTGATTTGATTACGTCTTTGACGCAGCGTTCAAGTTTCTTTGGCATTTTATTGCTGTTTTAGATATTTGACAAAGTTACTATGAAAAGACCACAAATAATAGCGGAAGCAGTCAAGCAAGTGAGTCTTTGTTGCGTCTCTTGCCTTGTCAATTGCTCCTAATTCATTACTTTCAACAGCCATTAAGTCACCTACCAAGAATTGACAACTTGCATCAATCAAAAAGTCAGGGTGTTTTTCAAGTAATGAGTTAAGCAGGACGCGTGAGTTCTTAATAGATGGGTTAAATGATGGCACTCTGAATGAGCTGCGAGTGATTTGAAGCTGCTCTTTGATAATCATGTAGTAGTTCATAGCACCTTTGGTCATGGCTGAGCGGTTTGCCCCTGACGCATCACCTGTAACTATGAATGGTGTATTGCCATACTCAGTCTTAATCGCTTCGCATAAAGCAAAGATGTCTGAGTTGCGCAGTCTAAACTCTTTGAGTATCCTAATCTTACCGCCATAGTGCTGGGCAGCTATGCAAGTAATTGGGTCTACGTTAAAGTCAAAAGACAAGTAAAGGTCTTCATTCGCGTTGTAGCTAAGATTTGGTCTAACGGTCTTATTCTTGTCAAAGGCATAGGCAAATGGTCGGTCAACATCAACGGCATCCCAATTACCATCTACGAAGATTGCACGAGTAATTTCATCCAGGTTATTCAAACTCTCAATGTAGTCTTCAGGCAACAAAGTATTATCAGCCATCGTAGCAGGTAGATAAAAATGCTTATCAGGCATAATCCCTTCTACATAGGGCTTGTAGAATCTTGTTTTAGTCCAATTTTGGGAAGGATTGCAAGTAACAAAGATGAGTTTAGGCGGCATTGGCTTGATGATATTACGCCCACAGCGTAGGATAGCTTTGTTAAAAGTCTTCTCTTGTAATTCCTGCCCTTCTTCTAAGAAAAAAAAGTTACCTTCCAATCCATCAAACTGAGTCAAGTCTTTATCGTTTTGGAAGTTTTCACTTATAAACTGAAGCTCACTCCCATTTTTAAATATCACAAGCTTGTCTTGTTGGTTGTATTTCTTGACAAAAGATTTTGGGCATAGCTTAAAAAAGCTTTTGATAGATGTCTTTTTAAGACGTGGTAAACTTTCCCTTACTACAAAAGACCTACTCCCAGGGTAAAACTTGGCAAGCATAATAGCAATAGCCATTGTTACATACGTCTTCCCACCACCCGCTGCTCCTCCGTACATCAAGTAATTGTAGTTGCCGCTAAGCGCAGCATCAATAAACTCTTCTTGCTTTGGAAAAGGCTCAAATGCTACACCCATAATCTTCTTTTAAAATATTGCCTCTCAAATGAGAATCTGTGTAAACCAAAATACTCCTCAATATCCTTCCAATCCCTGTAATCATCCTTCTCAAAGTCATTAATCGTTTTATTACGATAAAGCAACTCATACTCGGTAAGCCTTGTCTGAATAAACCTATCCACCAGCCTAATGCTGTCACTATGCTTACACATAGAGCCAATCAACATCTCAATCTCAGACACACTAAAGCCAATCCTTGACTTAATATATTTAGGTAACTCACTCATCAGTTCAACCAAATCCTTTCCTCTATCTCATCATACACGCTACAATAAAACATATACTCATTGTTTAACTTATCATTTATGTCTAAACGGCATATCGTGTATTCAAGCTTAGTCAAAACATATTCAGTATAGGCAAGCGCTTGTAAGATACCTCCATGTTCACGAATAACATTACTCGCAAAACGTCTAACAACATTCCACTCAGCTTTAGTCATATTATTCATTTTAAGTAAACTTAGGTAAACTTAATAACCTGGTCGCCAATCTTAAACACCTGCTCATCAGCAACAGCCTCGTGCATTCCTTCATTGTTCCAACTCATTGGGTCACAGTTCTTTAAGGCAAAGATGATAGCAGTCACATTAGGCTTAATAAACACCCTCTTCTTGCTCTCAACCCTTCCTGCTGGGTCACCTATCTTGTTGAAGCGTTCAACAACCTCCGATTCTTCGATATAATAGCCTTCTATTGCCTTTTCTAAGGCCGACTGAGCCTTCTCTATCAGTTCGCCTTTATATGCCGCTAATGCCTCTCTCTTTGCGTTTTTATATATGTCCGAACACTCCGTATACTTAGCGCAGTACTTATGGAAGGCTCTATCGCTAAAACCCTCCTTACTGCAACACGAAGCAATCGTATAGTTACCGCTCTCGTAATGGGCACAAACACGCGTAACCAAATCAATCGCATCCAGCTTCTTCTGCTCGTCCTTATCTATTTTCTTATTCTCGTCTTTCATATCAATTCGTTTTGTTAGTCAAAGATAATACGAATCAAACCAATCTGCGTTGCATAAAATTCCGAACCAAGACCTCAGGCTCAAATTCCAAAAAAATAGCGGGGTATGGAGCTTAGAGAATTTGGCCCGCCAAAAATCAGGGTAGGGGGGGTATTTTGCCGAAAATCGGGCGAAAATTGGCTGTTTTGGGGCTTTTTCCGTGAAAAATGGCCGTGAAAAATGGCCGAAAATAGCCTGAATGGCTGCAAAGCTTTGCGCAAAATTGCGTTTCTGGGAATTACAAGCGCTCATGTTCATCGCGTTTTTAGCTTCATCTTCCTTTCCTTGTGGCGTTCATCTTTACGTTCATCTTCTGCTCCTTGTGAAGGTCCTTCACCCTGTTTGCTTCCTCTGGCTGCGTCTTTCATTCCGTTTCGGGTGCTGTTCATTCGTGCAGGCATGGAATTACTTTCACTTTTTACCGAATGATCTTGGCAGGATTCTCAGGGTATTTTCTTTCCCGGGATCATGTCATAAAGTACTGTGCTTTTTTTCGTTCATTCTTGTACTGGCAATAAATAAGGGGCAATAAAAAAGCGCCCGTTTCGGGGCGCTCTTTCAATCTGGCGGTGTTTGGTTAGTCTTACCATAGTTCGAAGGTGTACGGGCTTGCCTTGCTGCTCGGCGGGCTTGTCAGCAGTCTTTCGAGTTCTTCTAAGTCATAGGTGTTGTATGTTCTCGCCGCCTCTTCAACTTCCCAAAGAAAAGAAACGTCGTGTGTATCGCATGCAAGTGCTTCGGCTATGTTTTCGGCGGTTCTATATGTCACTCCTGTAAAGTAGTTGCGCAAATAACTCATGTTCTCCGCTTCCATTTCGTGGCGGTGGTTATATTCTGACGGGCTCAATATGGTCTTTGCTTTGCTCTTGGTGTACTTGCTTGCGTACTTATCTATTCGGGTCGTTCCGTGGTATGAATAGCGGCTCTGCTGGTGGCTGTCGTTGCTGTACCATGTATCGCCATTCCATGTTCCCGCCTGCTCGTTTATTATCGTGTAACGGCCTGTTGATTCAAGAAAAACTAACTTGCTCCCGCTGACATAGCTCGCTATTAGTTCCCGGGTTGTTTCGCAGGCGAGAAAGTTAGCAGGCAACTTTTGCAACATATGGTTGAATTGGGCCGTGTCGCTGTGCGTCTCGTTTCCAAGTCCTGCTATTACTCCGTTATGAACGAATGACAAGTTGTTGTTTACCTGAAAAGGGTGCAAGTTGTCAAGGGTGCGTGCTCCTGACGTCGCTATTCTGAAGTGCAGTACAATTGGCTGCTTGTTCTTTGGTCGGATGGTTTGGTATGTCTTTAGCAGTTCGGCGCGGTCGTATGTTTTGAACGTCTTAACTTGGCCGCGTTCAATCCATATCAGGCCCGCTCCCTCGGGGTTGTTGTTCCATGCTGTGTTGATGGTTGCCGCGTTTAATTGGCTCCGCTTGTTTAGTATTGCTATACACATAGATTTGATGTTGTTACTTGTTGTTGTTGTGGTTCTGGGTTTGATTAAAACAGGGTGGTTTGTCCATCTTGCGGGTCTATCTGTTCGAACTTGCGGGTGTAACGTATTACACGCGCGCTGAGGCGCTCAAATACTTCTGGCGTGTATACCTTTAGAAAGTGTTTCTTGAGTGCGTTGTGGAGGTTATAAAAGGCCTTGCGGGGGTTGTCTGTCTGGTGCTCTAACATGAGCGCAATTAACTCCGTTCGCCATATCAGGTTGTCTACATTCTTAACTGCCGAGAATATACGGAACTCAATCCTGTTGCCAAGTATGTTAATGCTCTGGTATCTGTCGCGTTCGGCTTTCATTTTGTCAATGCTCTTTGCCGAACAAAACGATACATTGTCGGCCCTATTCGGGTACATTGCATGGAGCAAAGGTGTATAACCTTGAATGCTGTTGTATAGGCTCAACCCGCTGGTGTTCTCTTGGCTTAGATGGATATGCCCGCCGCAATTGCTTGAATAGGCCGCGTTGACATGCTGGGTCAATACTTCGCATCGCTTCAACATTGCTTCAATCTTCTGGGGCTGCAATTCTAACGGCGGGCTGATTAATTCGTAGCCTGTTGAGCTATCAAGACTCCCGTCTCTCTCCTTTCTCCATTTCGGGTGCTTGCTGTATAGGTCGCGCAACTTTACGCTGTACTTGGCTTCTTCGTCTTCCTTCTCTATTTCGTAGCCTATTAAATACTCGCTTCGCTCTCCTTCTGGGTTGAAATATTGCGCGGGTTGGCTTTGTCTGTGATGGTAGTTGTCGATATAAAGTGAGTCACTATCTTCCTCCTCTCCGTGCCATGTTCCATCCTCCCACTGATAGCAGTCACTTTGATAGTCTACTTCGTTTGTGTCCTCATTCAAACACAGGTCGTAATAATACAGGGCGCCAATATCGTAGTACGACCCGTCAAAGTAGTATAGTTCGTTTGCGTCAATTGCGCGCTCGCTCCATTGCTGGCGGCGTGGGGTTCCCCATCTGGTTCCCGTTCTTACTTCATAGGTATTGGCTGCCGTTCTTGCTTCGTAATATTCGCAATATTCCATCTCTTCGGCTTCCTCTTCTGTTATCCATTCGCCTTCTAACGTCTCTATCTTTACCTCTTCTTCTTCCTCCTCTTCTGGCTCCTCTTCGTGTATCTCCCAAGCAAGCGGTCCCGCTTCTTTTTCGGCTATCGTGTAAAGGGTGTGTCCGTCGCTCGCGTGCTCGGTTTCAGTGAGTACAATTGTAAGTTCTGGCGCTGCGTTCACTATCGCCCGGGCTGCTCTCTCGGCTTCCTCGTGAACGAATAGGGGCTGTTGTATGCCTGCAATAATTGACGCGGCGAATGTTTGGTTGGTGTATTGGTTTGATACACTTAACCATGTGAGGGTGTTTGTTGTGTTCATCTTGTGTTTGTGTTTGGGGTTATTGTGCTGCTGCTGGTGTTGGTGCTGCCATGTAAATTTGAACGGGTACCTGTTCGCCCGTTTCGGCGGTTATCACTTGAGACTCTACCCGAATGTATAGTTCGGTTTCGTACTCATCCAATATGGCGAGCTCCTCGGCGGTTACTTTGTAGGCGTGGCCATAAACTACCGACTCGGTATCAAATACAAGTGACGGGTAAAAATTGCCGTCGGTCGGGTCATATACATTGCGCACTATCTTAAACCCTTTCAGGGTGCAAATAGGGCCGTTTAACGTGCGGCCGATTAGCTCGCGCTGTGTGTGTGGCTGCTGGAGTGTGCCGTAACAAAAAATTGTGTTTTGCATATTGTGTTTGTGTTTGTGCTGGGGCTTAATTACCCCAGCGGGGCCAAATATATATCGAACTTTCGCTTGTTTCACAATTTACTGTACTTTTTACTTTACTTTTTCTTTGCTTCCCCTGTGTGGCGCGGGTTCCGTTTCAAATTATTGATAATTGTTAATTTTCTTGGCGCTTGGTTCTGGCTTCCTCCCGTGCGTGGCGAGGGTGAACGGCGGGTGAATGTACGCGGGCCCGTATGCGTGCGCTTGCGTGTGTACGTACGTGTGTGTGTATGCGCGTGTGTGTACACGTGTGCGGGTGCGTGCGCGTATGCGTGTGCGCGTGTGCGCGTATTATGGATCTGTCGAAAATGCGCCTATATGCCCCTGTCGAAAACATAACTCGCCTATGAGCGTGCGCTCGAAAATGCGCCTATGAGCGCGTTGTCGAAAACACAGGTGTGCCTATATGGGTGTATCGAAAACACGCATGCCCCTATACGCACCCGTCGAAAACACGCCTATATGTGTGCGTCGAAAACGCAACTATTTTTACTTTAGTAAACGAAAAAAACGAAAAAAAAATTAAGAAAAAACTTGACTTTAATAAATCGAGGCATATATATTTGCAGCTCGAAACACAAACACAATTTTACCATGAAAGAAGAAATCAGAGAAAAGGCTCTATCTTTTATTGAGGAGCTGGATGGAGAAGCGAAGGAGCAACTTACATTGCTTTTAGATGAGCTTATCCCTTGGGTGAAAGATACCCATAGCAAGCCACCAACTACGAAAAACTATTATGGCGACTATATGCGAATCATGTCTTATAGGCCAGAATTTGCAAAGGCCATTGGAATCATGCTTGTTGCTGCTGGTGCTAATCCAGAAGGTGTAAGGGCCGCATACAATATTGTAAGAATGTTTTAATAAAAAACTCAATCCTATGAAAAGCAAAATTATTTATTTGACTGACCGAAGAACAAATGAAAATGAGGAAGATAAATTAAACGAGTTTCTGAGTACTATGCAACCTTCGCAAATCATTCATATTTCAATGGTGCAGCTTATCGGCGCTAATGTTCAAAAAATAGTTATCATTCATTCTTGAAGTTGTGTGTCATGTGTTGATGGGTGTGTAAAAAATAAGCCCCTCACGTTTGGGGGGCTTATTAAACTTAAACTTACACAAACACTTAAATTACACACAAATTGAATCGCAAATATAAACCCTTTTAAAAATAAGTCAAATGGCAAGAAAATCAAAAACACTACCACAGGTGCTGGGCATTGAAGATGAGGACAGAATCCTTGAACAATGCTTGTTGTGGCAAATCACAGAGGAGGACCTTGGGGATGTACTCAAGAAAGTTATGTGCTCAGATTTCAATTCAAAAGAAATGCTGTTTGCTGCCTTTTGCATTGGTAAAATGCAGAATGCTGACGCACAACATATCGAGGGCATGATGATGTATATGACCATGCGCAAGATGAAGCAATTGATTGACCAACAAAAAGAGGAGGAATAATATGGAGTATCAAGAAATGAGTTTTGACAAGGTAAAGCTTGATGAGTTCAAGATTGCCTTTGACCAGGCCAAGAAAAGAAATGAGCATTACTTTGTCTTTGATGGTCAGGAGTTCTTTTTGGGATACGCAAAGTATGCCATTGAGCATTTAGAAAATCAGTTTAACCTAAAAAAAGAAGAACATGAATAGCGATAAGATTATGGAGGCAGCAAGACTGCTTCACAAGGGAGGACTTTCAATTCATACCTATGATTTAGATAAGGCGCTTCAAATACTTCAAACGCAAGATTCAGCCCACGATGTAATTCAGGCTTTTGAGAAAAATACCTTTGAGGTTTTTTTAGAATTAATGAAGATTCAGGTTGGTTAATATCAAAAATAATAACAAATAAATGTTACAATCTTTTGACTTTAAGCATAGGATAACGAGTAGGAAAAACGTAATTTTGCAGAAATACAAACACTTTACCATAGAAAAAATGTTCAAGATATTTGTCACAAATATGAAAAGCGGTCACGTTGTTGAGTTTAGCTACAAGACAAAAAGGTCAGCACACAACAAGTTTGTTTCCGTTTGCAACGAGCTCAGCTATAACTACACAGAGGTAAAATCAATGAATGTTGTTATTGCTGGTGGTATTGGTCACGATTTCAGACTTGAGTTAGTAGAGGTTAAATAATTTAAAACTTACACAAATGCACAGAGTACACATCTTTCGCGGTGGCGATGTAGTCACCCACGAGTTTAAAGACCCCAAAGAAGCGGTTAGATTCTATTACCTTTCTCACATCAATCCCAGCGAGAAAACGCACATTGAGCTTATCCCTTATGGCTATGAGTTTTGGGATTTCTTTCCTCCAAAAGTCCTTTCATTTGAAGGCGCTTTTGTAAATGAAATGTTTGTAGGTTCATGTAAGATTGAGCGAGAAACAGGGGCAATTGAGAAAATTGATGGAGTGTTCCCAATATGCGAGCTTGACTTCTCTAAGTTTAGCATTCAAAAACTAAGCGATAGCGCTAAACAGGCAATCACAGGATTACTGTTGTCTGGGGCAAGAGAGATTGGTCGCAATGATGACACTTGCCAAACTTTCTTGATATACGGAGAGCATATGGTTGCAGTCGATGACCTTGGTGGATTAAAGGTATCTCAAAAGCTTTCCAGCTGGAACGATTCAATTGATGAACTAATGTATGAATACCAAATCTATAACGAACATGACGAAATCGAGCAAGACTAAAACAAAGGGCGAAGCCAACGACCTCGCCCTAAGCATTGAACCACCTTTTAGTGAGAACAACAACAACAGCCACAAAGATATGCCCCTATTTGGTGATTGTATCCATAAATTTAGTGACATAGAAATTAAGTTCATTCTGACTCACTTTAATAACGGGAACATCCTCGGTAGACATATCCAAAGAACAGATTTAAGGCACGTTGAACAGGCTTTTGTTCTCAAGGTCATCAGAGGCATAGTTGTGGCCGAGTACGGCTCACTTTTAAAAAACATCATAGAAATCAAATTATTAAACTCAATCAAATGAATACATTACAGCAAACAAGAGGCTATGAAACTTTTAGCAAAGGACTTGTAAAAGAAACAGCCCAATCACTCATCAATGAGGCTCAGGACGGAAACGTAGATACCCTATCAGCACTTGCTCACCTTGAGTTCATGAGTCAGGTAATAGAAATGGCAAAAGATGAGCTGCGTCAACGAGCGGTAGCTGAATTAGACCTATATGGCGCTGAGGCAAAATCAGGAGTTGTAAAACATGGCGTTACTTTCAAGCATAAAGAGTCTGGCGTTCGGTATAGCTATGACAACACCCCAGCTTGGGCAGAGGTTAGGTTAAAGGAAGACGCTGTTGTTGCCGAGCGTAAGGAGTTAGAAGAAAGGCTCAAGGTTTTGAAGTCTAAGCAAACCATTTTAGATGAGACTACTGGCGAGTTGATAGAGCTTTACCCGCCAATCAAGACCTCTAAGACTACTGTGGAAATTAGTCTTTCAAAATAACACGATTGTTTTGTATCTTTATATTTAATTCAACAACAACATGAACAGCATTGAAAAAGCAGCAGCATTTGACATTGAACGTGTCAAGAATTATTTGAGGAGCATGAATCTGGCTTCTAACCTGACTCAGGCAGAGGTTACGCAGTTTATCGAGATAGCACAGGGATTTGGTCTTAATCCATTTAAAAGAGAAATCTACGCAAGTAAGTATGGCAACAACTTTAGCGTGATTGTAGGTTATGAGACTTATATCAAGCGTGCAGAGCGTAGCGGTCGTTTGGCTGGGTGGAATGTTACAACAGATGGTAAATTAGATGACGGAAGCCTGAAGGCAATTATTACGATTCACCGAAATGACTTTACTCACCCTTTTGTGCATGAGGTTTTTTACTCAGAATATGTACAGAGAACAAAGGAAGGTCGCCCGACTAAGTTTTGGGCCGATAAGCCTTACACCATGATTAAAAAGGTGGCAATGGCTCAAGGGTTTAGACTTTGCTTTAGCGATGAGCTTGGTGGTATGCCTTACACGGCTGATGAACTTCCCGACCAGGTTGGGCAGAATCAAATCGTGATTGAGGCTGTTGACCTGACTTCTGTTAAGCAAGAGATTGAAGATTGTCGCCAAATGGATTGCCTTGCTGAGATTTGGAAAAACAATGCTAATCTTCACTCTAATGAAGAGTTTAAAAACCTTGTAAAGGCTCGTAAAGAAAAGATTGCGGCAATGGAGAAGGAAGACAGGGAAGCAGACGCTGAGTTTTTAAGAAGCGAGGTAATCTTGCAAAAGATTGATGACGCTAAGACAGCAGATGAGGTAGTTGAGATTTTGCAGAATGAGGAAGACCCAGAAATCTTAGAAGCGGGCATGAGACAGATTGAACTATTTACAAATTCAAATCAATAATTATGAATCAAACAGAAACAACCGTAGAGGTAAAAGTTGCCACGGGCATCGACAAGGAAACCAAAAACGCACTCAAAGCAAACATCAGGAGCAAGTATGGCTCCATGCACAACTTTTGCAAGATTGCAGGCATTTCTTACTCAAGAATGAATATGTTTTTTGTAGGCAGACTGCGTAAAGACACCGAGGAGAAGATGTATAACGATGTAAAGGTTTTGGTTGACAGTTTGCTTAACCAAATGGTTGACCAAATTATGACCGAAGAGGAGCGTAAAAGTATCCGAGGAATCATATTTTCTAAGTTTAAAAACGTAAGAACTTTTTGTCTTGACCACGATGAATTTAGCATCACTTTCGTGTCTAAAATAGTCAACGGCCAGCGCAGAAAAAAGGATGAGAAGTATGAG